GCAACGGGCGATCTTTTCTTCTGACTACCTACAGCACCGCCCGTAATCACGGAGGTGATATGAGTATCGATATGAGCAAACTGGCATCAGGCGCAGCTTACGGCGCATCTGCCGGGACAATCGCTAATGGTCTGCTGACCCGGCTGAGTCCCGATGAATGGAGTGCTGTAGGCGTGCTGGCCGGTATTCTGGTCGCGCTTTTCACGCTCGGCATCAACTGGTACTACAAACGCAAAGCAACGCTGGCCCAAATCAAGGCTCTTCAGCGCTGGCCCACTGCACCAGACATCAACGAGGATTAACCCATGGCTATGTCAAACAGCCTGCGCAATAAGCTTATTGCTGTCGCGGGTGGCGGAGCTATGGCTATCGCTACGATATTCCTCGGCGGAAAGGATGGAGTAGAGGGCAGGGTGTACGAGCCTTACAAAGATGTGGCTGGCGTGTGGACTGTCTGCGACGGTCATACCGGCACCGACATCATCAAGGGCAAGAAGTATACCGACCGCGAATGCGATCGCCTGCTTTGGAATGACCTGCAGCCGGTTAAGAAGTCGGTAGATGGCCTGGTCAAAGTGCCGCTGGGAGAATATCAGCGCGCTGCGCTCTACAGCTTCACCTACAACGTTGGCTCTGGTGCGTTCTCCAAATCTTCACTGCTGAAGAAGCTCAACTCTGGCGATGTGGATGGCGCATGTGAAGAGCTGCGTCGATGGATCTATGCAGGCGGCCAGAAATGGCGCGGGTTGATGAACCGTCGCGATATGGAGCGCTCAATGTGCTTAGCGGGTGGTCCTAATGACATTTAGCCTGCGTATCAACCTGATCACCAGCGCTGTGATGATAGCTATTGTCATCGGGTACGGAGAAATCCGCTACATGAATGGCTGGTATGCGCATAGCGCCAAGGTGAACGCCGACTATGCGCTGAAAAAGCAGAAGGCCGAAGCCAAGCTGGTTCCCATTGAGCAGAAAGCGTCAGCCGCCAGCGCAGATGGAAAAGTCATCTACCAAACCATTACCCGTAACGTGGTGAAGTATGTTCAAGAACCGAGCCGCACTCGCTGTGATTTTGATGATGATGCTGTCAGGTTGCGGCAACAAGCAATCGACGCTGCCAACAATATCTCAGGATTTGATGAGCCCGCCATGCCTGCTAAGTCCGGCCGGAAGTAACAGCGATGAAGACCTGCAGTCTGATGTGGAAAACGCCGAGTGCGTGAGAACACTACGCCTGAATACTTATCGTTGGCAGGCATGGTATAGAGCAATCCAATAGTCTCTATCTCAATTAAGGTTGTAGGAGTAATTATAACCTCCATTAATGACAAGGATTTCATCCTGTCGATAATCTCTTTTGTAATTGAAATAAAGCTTTATTTCATTGATAGCAAACTGTAGGCAGCGAATTAGGATGCCATAAGTGATTGCCATGTATCTAACGCGATGTGGGCAATCTGGCGAGTTGAGGTGATATGTAACCTCCCGTCCCTCAAAATTTAACATCAATTTATATTGAGGGTCACCGAGCTTAGTGAATCCATACTGATTCATTTTATCGACAATTGCTATGATGCGCTTCATCTCATCATTTGTTGCACCTTGATAATTATGTCGATGCGCAAAATTATTTCGAATCAGATTAAGCTGATCAATCGCGTCATAAGCTAACTTAGGTAACCCCATTCTCTGCGCCAGCTTAGCTTTATTCATGAAGTTCATGCCGAAGTGAACTTTAGTTTTATCATTACTATTTTTTTGGAATAAGTCCTCAATACCAGTATGAGCACATATCCAGGCCTCCAAAAAGCGTTCAATAGCTAAATGAGCAGTAAGGCAACTTGCTAAATCATTGCTTTCGCCAGCCACTTTCATGAGTGTTGATGCATCAAAAGTTAAACCAGAAACTTCCATTAGAATGTCAAAATTCATAAAAATAACCTATAGGCTTACATATGGCACTCACCGACAAGCAAGAAATGTTCTGCCGCGAGTACCTCATCGATTTGAACGCCACGCAAGCGGCCATTCGGGCGGGGTATAGCGAAAAGACCGCCCGCGCATCAGGTTGCGAGAACCTAACGAAACCTGACATCCAAAACAGGATCGCCGAACTTAAAGCCGATCGCAATGAGCTAGTTAATATTGATGCTGCTTATGTGCTGAAGCGTCTTATCGAAATTGACCAGATGGATGTGCTCGACATTCTCAATGATGACGGTGGCATTAAGTCTATTAGTGAATGGCCGAAGGTATGGCGGACCACGCTAAGCGGATTCGATATCAATACCAGCGTCACAAACTTTGATGAAACCACAATAGAGAACATCCTCAAGAAGATTAAATGGCCTGATAAGGTCAAGAACCTCGAATTGCTTGGTAAGTATGTCATCGTCCAAGCATTTAAAGACAACGTTAAAAACGAACTGGTTGGCGCTAATGGCCTTCATCTTGCCACGCCATCATTCGTGATCAGCTTCGGAGCGGAAGATGACAGCAGCGGAGACGAGACTTAGCTTTGCGCCTAAGTTCAAGCCACTCTTCCAGCCCAAACGATATAAGACGTTCCACGGCGGGCGCGGCGGTGCAAAGTCATGGGCTGCTGCACGCGCATTGGTCATCATGGCCGCCAGTAAGAAGCTCCGCATACTCTGTACCCGCGAAATTCAGAACTCGATTAAGGATTCAGTACACAAGCTGCTGAAAGACCAGATTGAGATGCTGGGACTTAACCCATGGTTTCGCATCACCAATGAGAGCATCACCAGCGCATCCGGTAGCGAATTCCTGTTCAAGGGCTTGCGCTTCGACCCGCTCGGCATCAAATCAACGGAAGGCGTGGATATCTGCTGGGTGGAAGAGGCGCAGTCTGTGTCCTCTGACTCATGGGCGATTCTGATACCCACCATCCGAAAGGAAAGGTCAGAGATTTGGGTGACGTTTAACCCAGGCGAAGAGTCAGACCCGACCTATCAGCGCTTCATCGTTACCCCACCGGACGACAGCATTACCGTCGAGGTGAATTACTACGACAACCCCTATCTGCCGGACACGCTCCGCAAAGAGATGGAGTACTGCAAGCGCGTCGATTACGAGGCGTATGAGCATATCTGGCTGGGCAAGCCGAAGTCGATTAGCGACTCCGTAATCTTCCGAAACCGCTACCGGGTTGAAGCGTTCCCCGATGACCTGTGGCAGCAGGCTGACCGCCTGTTCTTCGGCGCGGACTTCGGTTTCGCAAATGACCCAAGCACGCTTATCCGCATGTTCATGATCGACACCCGGCTCTATATCGAATACGAGGCATATGGCGTCGGCGTGGAGCTGGATGAGATGCCGCAGTTCTACGACTCAATCCCTGAAGTGCTTAAGTGGCCGGTCAAGGGCGATAACTCCCGACCGGAAACGATCAGCTATCTGGCGCGTCAGGGCTTCTCGATTGATGCGGCCGCTAAATGGAAGGGCAGCGTTGAGGATGGTGTCACTTACCTGAAAGGGTTTGAGGAAATCATTATCCATGAGCGCTGCAAGCACAGGGCGTCGGAACATTCGGCACTACGACTACACAGGTGCCTGACAAATACGGAAACCCACACGTCATCAGTTTTTCTCGGCCAACAAATGTTCCGATTTATGCGGCCATTGTGCTTAAGGTTTTCACCGGCTACACCACGCAAATTGGTGAGCAGATTAAGCAGGCGATAGCTGATTACATCAACTCGCTGACAATCGGGGATGATGTGTTACTCAGCCGTCTGTATTCACCCGCAAACATCGGCGTAGTCAGTGGCGGCAATGCGCGTTATTACGACATCAACAGCCTGCAGATAGGCAAGTCAGCCGGTGCCGTATCCGCCTCAAATATCGTCATCGCCTACAACGAATCAGCCACCTGCAGCACAGCGAATATCTCTATCACGGTGTCACCATGAGTAAATACACCGACCGGATAACGAATTATCACAGGGGTAAGCCCCTGTTTGTTGATCACGTCGACCTCTCAACACGACCACTTACAGACACATCAGTCGCCATTGAGAGGCTTGTGTCAGCTTTTGATATCGATGAGGCGATTGGCGTTCAGTTGGATGCGCTGGGGGAGTGGATTGGAAGAAGCCGCATAGTCAGCCAGCCCATATCAGGTGTTTATTTCTCATTTGATACCGATGGACTTGGATGGGATCAGGGGGTGTGGCAGGGGCCATATGATCCTGACTCCGGATATACCAGCCTCAGTGATGAGACCTACCGAATTATCCTGAAAGCCAAAATAGCAATTAACAACTGGGATGATTCTAACGATAGCCTGCCTTCGATTCTTGAAACAGCGCTGGCAGGTTCAGGACTGACAATGCAAATCGTAGATAACCAGGACATGACGATAGCGGTATGGGTGTTCCCTGATAGCGATATCTCTCTGGTTTCGCGTGAGCTCATTGCTGCAATTAAACAGGGCTATTTGACTGTAAAGGCTGCGGGGGTTTGGGCTGGAGATATTCAGACACCTTCAATATTAACACCATCTGTCGGAACGAAATTTTTCGGGTTCGACATGGATAATGAATTTATTGCCGGATTCGATGATGGCGCATGGGGAGTAACACTTTAATGGCTACAAATAACTTTAAACCTTTCGCCAATGCGAATAGTGCAAACGTGACGACGCAGGCTGATTATGAGGCTCTTGCAGCATTGCTCACGGGTTTTCAGGCAGGAAAGGCCAGCTCGGCGCAGATCAACAAAGCGTTAAGGCAGTCGTCGGTTATGGCATACGTACTGGCGCAATTTATTTCTGACAGCGCTGTCACTGACGTTCTGGACAACGGCACTACAGCAACAATTCTCACCAACTTGAAAGCTGGGCTTATTGCCAATGCTAATTCTTCAGCGCGATCACGAAAGCTCACAGCATCAGGCAGCTTCACCGTACCTGCAGGCGTAACAACGCTTTACGTTACTGGCTGTGGCGGAGGTGGCGGAGGTGGCGGAGGTGGCGGAGGTGGCGGAGGTGCAAGTTCAAGCACTAACAGCTCAACATCTACATCTGGCGGATCGGGCGGAGCTGCTCAGGCAGTTATAAAAACACCTATCAATGTAACGCCCGGACAAGTTATCTCTTTCACCATTGGTAGCGGCGGTGCAGGCGGAAGTGGTGGCGCTACCGGCTCAAATGGCGGAGTTGGCGCATCAGGCGGCAGCACTATATTCGGATCACTATTAACTCTCAGCGGAGGCGGTGCCGGTGGTGCTGGGGCATATGGGACATCAACTATTGCTGGCGGTGCAGGCGGGACTGGCTACCCTACTGGCGGAAACGGTATGTCTGCCGTTCCAACAGGTGGAACCTTTGTGATTTATGCTTCAGGAGGCGCTGGTGCATCGACTGCATTTGGCGGCGGCGGAGCTGCAGCGATTGCTGGCGGGGCATCTGCAACTTCAGGTGGAGATGCCTTTGGCTATGGAGCATCTGGTGGGGGTGGAGGCGCTTTCATTACAATTGGTCAGGGCGGGACTGGAAAAAGTGGCGGAGCAGGAGCGCCCGGACTTCTAATTTTGGAGTGGTAAACAATGTCAAATTACGCAATGATATTAAACAACGACACTGAGGTATTTAACACCATAGTGGCTGATGATTCGTTCATTATGGATGGTTATTACTTCATTAAAATTGAAAGTGGAGTTTTTTGTCAGTCCGGTATGTTTTATAATAAAGATGACGGTCTATTTTATGACGATGCGAGTTTTGATGTGATTAATGGAGTTCCTCAATAGGATAAAGTTATCTGCAACTAATTTAATTTTATGCTAAATTTAAAAATAGCATCTATCAAGATGCTATTTCCCTTAATGACAACATGGCTTGTATTTCATGTGCCGCTGCTGGCGTAACAGTCCATGGGGGCATGCAATAAAATATTTTTTATTGCCACGCTTAAAGAAATCTTAAACTGACCCATGAAATCATGCGAGCGATAATCATTTCACTCATTATTTTGGTTTTAGGCCGTTATCGTATACATAAATATTCACATTACTATCATTAATTATTTCATCAGGATTTCCGTATTGCTCTTTTACGCCGTTTAAGCACGTCTGCAATTCGTGACATTCTTCTACATCAGTCATAATAATGATAAATGTTTTTCTGTTTAAAGGTGCGCTGTACCAATGATCGAAAGTTTGCGGCCTGCCCCCTAAAATCATATGTCCAGTATCCTTTTCAAATGTGACCGGCCTTAATGCAACATTAAAATCAGATATCCATGTTACAGCTAGAGCCTGTGCTCCCCAGTATGGGCCAAAACCGTAGTCCAAATTATGTTTCTTTAATGTGTTAAGGACTTTTACAGAAGACCAAGGTAATAACCTTCTTTCAGGCTGAGTGTGTGAATATAGTTGAGAAACAATAAGTAACAAAAAGAATATATAAAACATTCTGACTCTACTCATGATCAGCGCAGAAAAACAGATTATTAACCCAATATAAGTAATGTTAACAAAGAACCGTGCATGTTTTTCAGCGCCAACGTTACTCCCGATTATAAATGATGAAGATATTCCTAATATTGACATTGCTATAAATACTTTAATGTCTTTTCTTATGGAGGAGGCATAGAGTGCATATGATATGAAAAATAAAAAAATTGCGCTTGATGAAATGTATGTAAACTTTGAATTGATAAGAAAAATATTAGATATCCCGCCCACGCCAAACATAAGCCAGTAAAAATTGTTAAGCCACTGACTTATAGGGCCGAGTGAAAATGAAGCCACAGGAAGGTAAAAATATCTTTCGATAGCGTGACTAAAGATTAATGCAGCTACAGCTAGCCACAAGCAGTGGCTAGTGATGTTTAATTTTTTATTTGAAATAGACCAATAAATTGAAGATATAAACATTGGTAAATAAAATGCTGGCAAAAACCACGGATCTGAAACTGAAGCCGCTATGCTTATCAGTAAAATTGCAAAATCTCTCCACGTCAAACAATCCCGTCTCTTACCAATAAAAATGTATATGCTAACCAAGCCATACAGGTTGGTCAAATTATGCGACGCAGGGTGTGATATATACCCAACTGTAAATGAGAAACTTGACAGGCTGCAAAGTAGAGGAATAAGAAGAAATGACTTAGAGTTTTTCGTTAATTGGTAGCAAATCATGGAACTAAAAAGTGCTAGTAAAAATAGCTGAAAAACCTCGATTAATTCCATAACAAAAGGCGAACTACCGAAAATGTAAAATACTAAATAATTAACCGGGTATACCGAAAAGTACCAATTGTCAGGAGTCGGTCGCCAATCATTCAATGAACTAAGACCCTTCCTGCTAACTTCATGCCATGTTACCGCAGAGTTTGCTATATCACTGTCAGGCTGATAATGGAGGTGAACAAAAAAGCATGCCAGAATTAAACCAGCCATTAAGTTAAGAGCTAATAATATTTTATTATTCCTGTCCGTCATGAGAGTACATTCCTGTAAAGACAATATATGGACGATTTAACACGGTCCTAAATGGTAATCCGCATATTAACATCTGTGAACGAAAATTCATGTATTTACAATGAAAAAAGCCGGCGACCGGGCAATGACTCAGCCGCGCCAATCTCAGCAGGCTGCGGATCTGATTTTAGATTAGTCACTCTTCCCTATACTCGCCTGATTAAAATCCCTTTCGCCTCAGCGCCTTTACAAATCTGTGACTCGCTTCGCCTTGATCAATCCTACCGATCGATATTACTGTTTATCCATACAGTGTTTATCAGAGGAGGATTTATCATGGCAAGAGAGAGTGACATACAGGCAGCCTTCATGGGCTCATTAGCGCTGGATGGCCGTGGCAGGCAGACGCTCACCACTGCGGCATTTCAGAAGAGACTGGATGACCTGAATCACGTATGGACGCTGGCAGAGTGCAACCAGTGGATACGGCGCTATCAGAACTTCTTTTTCGAACTTGTCACGGAAGAGAGTGAAAACAAGACGTGGGCTCTCCGCAACATGGGATACGTGAGGTAGATATGGGATTTCCATCACCTGCAACGGACTACATCGAGCGCCGCCTCGACGTGAACGACATCCTCATGCCTCATAGAAACAATATGATAATGATTGAGACACCGGACGGGTTCGTGCTGGCGGACAAATCACTCAAGGCAGTGCCAGGCGACAAGGTCGCGTTCCAGCTCGGCGAGTTTCCGCAACTGGACAGATTGTTCAAAACAGGAATTATCACCTCGGATGGTGAGACGATCGACGGGGAGGGTATGGAAGGGATTATCGTGCTGGGGAAAGTGACGGCCGAGGTTGTATCAGTGCATGAGCCCAGCAGGCCGATAATTTAGCCGTAGCACACATGTAGCACAAAAAAATACCGCAAATCACCTCAAAACCACCAC